CGCCAACCGGCGACCCCCGAGTTGAATCCGAAAGGAGCTCTCGTTGTACTCCGTAGATTGGCAGCCTCAAGGTGAACCACATGGCGTCATGGGTTGGCGTAGTTCTACTACGCCACCCGAGCACGCTTGGAACACCTGGGATGCTGTCAATGTCTGCTACGGTTTCAGGACAGGACGCGGTAGAACGTATCGGGATATTCATATTCCTGATTTCTCTTCAATGAAACCAGCCGACAGGCTGAGGTCATTGAGAACGTTCTACGGCGACTTTTCAGAATCGGTGTCTGCATCTGCAGCTGCTGCTTCTGAAGAAGGGTTGAGACGCTATTCGACTTCCGATAAGGGTCACGAGTTCGTATCTATCAAGATACGATCCGTGCCCCTTAAAGGTACCTCTCAGCGAGTGCTGAGCGGTCGCGAATCCTCAACTCCTGTCAATATCTATGTCGCTGCCAATAGCGCGGGGATTCTTCCCCCTGCTTCTGGCTCTCTGATGAAGAAATTCTGGGATAATGCGAGAACTGGAATCGGGTATGACCCACCATGGTCAACCGGTCCACAGTTCTTTGCAGGAACTCAGAATTACGTTTCACAGAGCGACCTGAACTACCTTTTCTCAAAGGTTAGGACAGGTAAGCCGACACTAGATATTGGGGAATCCCTTGTTGAACTCATCCGACAGAATCCTGTCACGATGATTTCAGACCTCTTGCAATCCTGGGCTCGCTTCTCAGCGAGTACTGGGATCAAGAACCTCCGCCCATCAGAGTTCTTCAAATTTGAGAAGAACTCTGGTGTTCCTAACCTTGATTCCATGCGTGCACAAGCAGCTTCGGCTGTTCGTGGTGCTAAGGGGTCAAGCAAGGAGGCGGGGAAGGAATTCCTCCTGGTGCAATTCGGATTGATGCCATTGATCAATGATACCATCAAGGTCATTGAACACCTGACCCTCATACACTCTAAAGTGTATGCTGGAGAATCGAAGCGTATTCGTACTGCTTCAGCCCTCCAAAAGGAAAGGTTCACTGTTCCCACTGGGAACTTTTCGTGGAATGGTCCAATCACGAATCAGCCCAATCAAACTGGCTTCACACTGGGGATCGGTGGTTCCTTGGGAGAGATCTATGTAGATCGCTCTTGGGACACCCGCCTCAGTGGTCGAATTGGAGGTCTTGCTAGACCTAATTCGACTCATCGAAGTTTTCTTGATCGAGCTGATGCACTCATGTACAACTTGGGACTTCAGGAACCAGATTTACTCTGGGACCTGACTTCCTTTTCCTGGCTTCTGGATTGGTGGCTCCATCTTGGAACATCGATTACCAATGCACATGCATACGGGCTAGGCGGTGGTGAACGCGTGGATTACGCGTATGCTACAACCGCGGTTAACGCCGTTGCCTATCAGAGGTCATCGGGGCGCACCTTCGCTAATTCTTCCTACCGTACTCTGGTACCCATGGGTACTTCGAAAACAGAGTGGAAGATGAAGTTTAGGCGCAGAGCAACCCCGTTCGGATTCGGGGGTGATCTTTCATCATTGTCTTCTGGACAGATGAACACCCTCGTTGCGCTCGGCCTGGCTAAAACCAGGTAACGCAACGACACAGCGTAGAGGGAAAGTCCCTCTACTTCCAGAAAGGAGAGCCAAACATGGCACTTGCAGATCCTCAGTCCGTTACCATCTCTGGTACGGCGATTGCCCTTCCTCGTGTCCTCACGGGCACTACGGAGGGAAAGTTCGTGTCGGCGGACGGTCTTACGACCGTGTACGTCGACCCGACTCAGAACAGCCGCTCCAAGCGGCAGTCTCTGCGGATCCACCAGAAGAAGGTGAACACTGATCCCCTTGTTTCCACCACGAATGTGGTGAAGGGTATCACTATCACCCTCAACGTCAGCCGGGAACACGACGGATACTCCGACGCAGATGCGAAGAAGGTCCTCATCGGGTTCCTGACCTGGGCACAGAGTGCGGGCGTCGTCGACGCCTTCCTCAGCGGCCAGAACTGACACTGGTACAAGTACTATGCTTGGCACTTGGATGGCTATCCTCGAAAGGAAACCATGAAAAGCCAGGCACTCTCCTGCTCACTCATCGCCTCGGCGGCGAGTGAGTTTGGATTCAACCCGAATCGAGATGTATGCACGGTGATAGAAAGGGTCGCTCACGAAGGTGAGCAATTCCTGACTATCACTCTTCCTCGGCTCTCTGACGGCCTTCTTGAAGGCCTAGAAAGCTCTCTTCTCCCCTCTCTCGAGGGGTGGAAGAAGAAGAGGGGCACAGCACTTCCAGAGTTCTTGTTTGATCTCTGGACTCAAGTGTTTGCGCCCTCGGGTACCATACTCTCGAACCCATCTGCTCGCGCAGTATATTGGCTACGCCAGATATCGGTTGCCTTCAAGAAGGTATTCGATGTCTGTGCTCCCCAATATGTCGAAGAAGCTCTTGCGAAATTCTTCGATGTAGATGCACACCTTCCAAGGCGTGTCTACGCTGCCGAGACAGTGTCCGAAGTTGCCCACTGGCTATTTGGTAAGCCAGTGGGATCAGCGATTACATCCTGGGAGACCGTCTTCAAAAACGGCCCCGGAGCAGTTGCTGATCGCCTCGATGTGAATGAACGGTGGGATTTTCCCACCATTTCACCTCACATCGAGGCTGCCTTCGGTGCTGATCGTTTCCGCTCCTCTTGGAGCGATCTCTTGTTCCGCTATCCAGCGGTACGTGAGATACCGGCGAGAATTACGGCAGTCCCAAAGACCGCTACTAAGCCTCGCCTGATCAGCATCGAACCATCTCACAACCAATACCTTCAGCAATCGCTGATGTCCGCCCTTTATGATGAACTCTCGTTCATTTGGGCAGTGGATATCCGTCGCCAGGAGCCTAATCAGCTCTTGGCCCAGGAAGGTAGCCAAATCGATGGTGGCCTAGCCACTATCGATCTGTCCGATGCGTCAGACAGGATCAGCAATGATCTTGTCGAAACGATGTTCGGATGGAACCCCTCTTTTGTTCGCTTCCTTGAAGCGACGAGGAGTCGTGAGATAGTTACTTCGGACGGGACGCGGTATTTCCTTCGGAAATTCGCGTCAATGGGATCCGCCCTCACATTCCCAATCGAGACAATGGTTTTCGCAACCATCGTCGTCATGGCAATGTGTATTCAGGACGGAGACCTTTCGAAGGAAAATGCTGAAAAGCATTTTCATTCTCGAAAGGTCAGGGTGTATGGCGACGACATCATTGTACCGTCGCCATACTTCCAATCTGTTGTTCAGCTCCTTCAGCGATACGGCATGGCCGTTAATCGCTCGAAGTCATTCGTCTCAGGACTCTTCAGAGAGTCTTGCGGGAAGGACTGGTTTTCCGGG